GCTAAACTTGTTGATGATGTTTTGGAGAAATCCAGTTATACTCCCTCTCCTATGCAGAAAGTACCTTTCAAAACAGGATCTGAATTTTCAGCCACTTCTACAATGCATGTAAAACATCTTGTTTATACTGTAATGGGACTTCCTCAGGGTAAAAAGGGCGCAAAAACAGATAAAGATGTACTTTCAGAGTTTAACTTACCTGTAACAAATCAGATTTTGAAGGTAAGAAGTTTAAATACTCTTATCAGTACATTTGTTGAGAAACTTCCAAAAGCAACTACTCCTGATAGCAGAATTCATTGTCAGTTCCGGCAGATTGGAGCAGCCACCGGCAGGATGAGTAGTGCCGAGCCTCGATGCGATTATGACGTGAGTTGGGCTCGTAAAATCAAGTTAATTCAGGGAAGGGCGGCAGCTTAATCCTGAGCCAAGACACTCATATATCTACCGAGGAGGTACACGATATGAGAAAGATTCATTTCAATGAAGAAACCATTCAGCAAATCAGAGATTACTTTGCAGAAGGTCACACGGTAGAACAAGTATGCAATAGGTTTACACTCAAGTATGATACTTTGAAACGAGTAATGTTTGAAAATAACATTCAACCTTTTTATAAGGAGAAAATTGCTTCTCAAAGAGTCATCACGGATGATGATGTGAATTTAATTTGTAATCTCTATAGATACACTAATACTCGTATACAGGATATCGTCAAAGAAACAAAACTTCCTAACTATGCAGTGCAGAAAGTTTTGAATGATCATTTCAGCGAGAAATTTCGAAATGATAGGAAGTCACGTCTTTATAGATCTTCCAAGCTAGGAGATAAAAACCCAATGAAAGATCGTACTGGATATTCTCATCCAAACTATAAAGATGTAATTGATGACGGTGCTGGATACTTGATGGAACATCGTCCAGAATGGTGGACAAGCAGAAATAGATCTGCTTATGTCTATCAACATCATATCGTCATTGCTAAAGCGATAGGACTGACGGAGATTCCAAAAGGATTTGTAGTACATCACATTGACGGTAATCCTAAAAACAACGATATATCAAATCTAGCTCTACTTAATATGGGAGCTCATGCTAAATGGCATTCTATGTTGAAGAATCTGTGTAAGGTGCAGAGACTATCCGAACATGGAGTAGGAAATCCTGATGATAAAGATCAGACGGAAGACCCAAACGCTTGACAACAGTTGGTGGTAGTATAGGTATTATCACAGCTGTCGAAGATATAGTCCGTTGAAATGCAAATTTTTAAAGAACTTACAAAATATTCCATCGCATGCAGAAGATATACGTCATATGTTTAGAGCAAGTCCTGGATATGTTATGATTTCTAGCGACTATTCGCAACAGGAGCCAAAACTCACCGCATATTGTAGTTCTGACAAAGGGATGATAGAAGCGTTTCAACATGGTAGAGATATTTATTCTACAGTTGCAGCTTTAGCTTTCAATATGCCTTATGAAAAATGCTTAGAGTTTCATCCTGAAACTGGAGAATATCAACCAGACGGTAAAGCTAGGCGTGGTGAGGCGAAAACCATAGTATTGGGCATCAATTACGGTAGATCTGTTGTAACAATCGCTGAACAGCTTTTTGGTACAGATGAAACAATGTCGCAAGAAGATAAGATAAAAGCAGCACAAAAGGTGTATGATTCTGTACTTAATGCGTTTCCTGCATTGAGAACAATGATGATTGAGTCTGAGAAGAAAGTTAAGAAACTTGGATATACTGAAACAATTCTAGGCAGGAGACGTCATATTCCAGAGATGCAGTTAGATGAGTTTGAATTCAAAGCAATGAAAAATTACGTCAACCCTGACGTAGATCCTCTTGATTTGGATACTCTAGAAGATAGATCTCAGATTCCTGATAGAATAGTGAAAGAACTTCAGAAAGAATTTTCTAGTTATAAATACTTTGGTCAGATTGCTAGAAGAACTAGAGAACTTTACGAAGAAGGTATTCGTGTAATCAATAATCGTCAGAAGATTACAGATGCAAGTAGGCAGATTATCAACTCGATAATCCAAGGTAGCGCTGCCGACCAGACTAAGATGGCGTTACTAGAGTTAGAAAATAACAAAAGATGGAAGGAGATAGGCGGACGACTGCTAGTTCCTGTGCATGACGAGTTGATAGCAGAAGTTCCAATTGAACATTGGAAAGAGGGAGGAGAGATACTTAGTAAGTGCATGTGCGATGCTGCTAGTTTCCTTCCTTTTCCAAGTAAATGCGATGTAACTACTACTTTAAGATGGTATGGTGTAGAGTATCCTTGTCAATATAAGAAGCCGGATAATTTCAATTCTGAGTGGTACAATACACTTTCTGAAGATGAAATAAAGTGGGTTCAGTATCATCTTTATGATCTTGAGTATACACTTCCTGTGTATAAGGAGGAAGATGGTAGTAAACCAAGAGGGGATGCTGCTCTTGGCATCAATGGTAAAATAAGTGATGAGTTCATTGATGCTGTAAATTCTTACATTAAGAAACGTCAGATTGATGTTAAGGGGTTTGTAGATGATATCGAATACAGAGTTACAATCGGAAAATATAGAAGCTGAGATATGGAAACCTATTGAAGGTTTTGAAGATAGATATGCTATCTCCAATTTTGGTAGGTTTAAGACTCTTGATAGAACATTCGTTATGAAAAATGGTGTTGTTAGACATATTAAGGAGAAAATTAAGGATTTTAGTAAAGTTGATGCAGACGATAACCATTACTATTCTGTTGGATTGTTTTATTCAGAAAATGATTACATACAGAAAGGTATACATCAACTTGTAGCTTCGGAATTTATACACAATGATGATCCAGAAAATAAGACTCAAGTGAATCATAAGGACGGAAACAAACATAACAACAGAGCAGATAATCTTGAGTGGGTTACGCCTAGTCAGAATATTCGTCATGCTTGGCGAATAGGTGCAATAACAACAAACGGTAGAAACTACTATGAAATGGGTGTAGCTAGTAAGAAGGTTAATGCTCATCCTGTCAGATGTATAACTGATGGACGTGAATTTGATTCTGTAAAAGATGCATATGAATTCTATAATATTCAAAGAGACAGATTCTATAGGATGATGCAAGGATCAAAATGTTATGAAGGATTAGAATTTGAGTATCTTTCTAGAAATAGTAGTATCTCAGTAGTTGCTAAATCTCATTCTAATTTAGAAAATACTCATAAATCTAAACCTGTTTATTGTCTGGAAACTCAATCTTGGTATGAGAGTAGAAGTCATGCAGCTAGAAGTCTTAATATTTCTGCATCATCTGTTGTAGATTCGTTAAGAGACGGTAGACCTCATAGAGGATTTACTTTTGTAGAAAATATAGAAGGAGATATTTGAATTATGAAATTTACATGTAATACTAAACCTCTTGCGGATTCTCTTGATTTGGGAATCATCAACTCAAACGTAAGCAATTTTCATCAGAAGAGCTGTACTGTAGAACTTACAGCTACTGAGAAGATGCTGAAGATTAACATTGAAGCTTCTCAGATTTATACTGAGATCCATATTCCTGGTAAGGGTGAAGATGGAGATTCTGCTACAGTTTTTGTTGATAGCTTACTGTTGAAGAATCTTGTTAGTACCTTTGAAACTCCTACTATTGAACTTAACTTTGAAGAAAACGGTCTTATTCTTGTTTCTGGTAAGTCTAAGTTCACACTTCCTAAGATGGTAGATGGCGATGATTTCGATCTTAGAGCTCCGGCTGTTCCTGATAGTTTCGATGGAGCTATTGAAATCAACCAAGAGGACTGGAAATTCATTAAAGACTACCAGATGTATGCTATTTCTATGGCATTTATCAATCCTGTTTACACTAAAGTTTGGATTGGTGAACGTGGTGATGTTCTAGTAGGTGATTTTGATAACAGCCTGTTTACTCATTCTGTTCACAGTAAGTTAGGTAAGACTTGCTTGCTTTCTGATACTATTATTAATCTTTTCAATTCACTTCCTGCTGGATCTAAGGTTGTACCTCTTGATAA